ATGAGATTGAGGAGGGGAAAAATCCAATTGTTTTTAATCTCTTCGTTCATCCTGAGTATCGCCGCCGAGGTCATGGTAAATGGTTGCTCGATTATGTAATCAATGAAATCAGAAAAACAGGCTATAAAGGCGAAATCAATATCGAGGCCTCCCCACAAGAAGAGAGTATCGGGCTTGACCGCCTTACATCATTTTATCAAGGGCTCGGCTTGAACGTGATCAACGCGACTCAGGAGGCCAATCATGGCCAAGAGGGCTGAGATATTCAGGAAGGCAAAAGAGGAAGGCCGGCTCTGTGAGAATTGCGGTTGGATAGTCAGTAAAGAGCGAGCCAAAAAAGGACTCAAGACCTGTGGGAATTGTGGGGATGCGCTGAGGGGGGTCAAGGTCAAACAAGGAGCCCTCCCCTACCGAGACGAGGGTCGAGAATTGACCGGAGAAAACTGATGTTCAATGAATGGGCTACACCCTGGGATTTTTACAACGCGATTGATAATAGATTCTCATTCACCTGTGATGTCTGCGCTCTGCCTTCCAACGCAAAGCACCCAAATTTTTATACTCCTGATATTGACGGACTCTCTCAGCTTTGGTCAGGGGTCTGCTGGATGAATCCCCCTTATAACAACGTCCCTCTGTGGGTAGAAAAGGCCTACATCGAGAGCCAGAGAGGGATTACAGTCGTCTCTCTTTTGGCCAGCCGATCAAGCGAAACTCAATGGTGGCACGAGTACGTCATGAGAGCCTCAGAGCTTTGGTTCGTGAAAAATCGACTGTGGTTTTCTAAGGGAGGGGTGAGGTCAAGATCGAATCACGCATCTGTTATAGCGATTTTCAGCCCTCATTGCTCAGGAGTCGAGACGATCAGGGCAATCGATACTCAGGGAAGTTTTATCGAAAAGAGGAAAAATGAGCGATCAACCACAAACAGGATTCAACTTTCACTTAACCTACAATGATAAAAAAGGTAAACACTACAAAACTTTTACCTCAGCCTTTGCTCGGACGAACTTTATTGAAAAGCACGAAAAAGGAATTATATCGGGGAGCTGTTCAGTCAATTATTTGGATGGTGAGGATAGTCATTGGCAGTATGATTTCAACGGTCGAGGAGCGGAGTCATGAATTATCAGACAGCTCAGGAAGTCGAGATCGCCATCACTCAATATTTTGGAATTACCACTCATGTGATTGTCCCAAATGTGAGTTGGGGATTATTCAGCTACGAGCTCGATTTGGTCGTCCTGAATAACAATAGTTTTTATGCCTATGAGGTCGAGATCAAAGTCTCAAGGGGGGATATAAAAAGAGACCTCCTGAAAAGACACGGCCACGACTCCTATAAAAACGGAAACGCGATCAAAGACCTTTATTTCGCCATCCCTGAAAAACTGAAAAATTGCGTCGAGCTAATTCCTGAGAGGGCGGGGGTCTTGGTGGTCGATACTGAGGGAAAAGTCACGAAGCTCAGGAATCCGGTCTCAAATAAAGCCGCCCATAAATGGAGCCTTGAACAGGCCTTCAAACTGGCGAGGCTTGGAACTCTACGGATCCCCGGACTCAAGCTCAAGCTATTCAGGGCTCAGGAGGAGCTCAAGAGCTTGAGAAAAGATAAGCTCCCTGTCTGTAAATGGGATTGGTATTATGGAGCCTCAGGAGCTGTCGACCATTACTGGATGGGATGTTCTAATCAGCATATCGGGATTCCTGAGTCTGAATTCAAGCATTATAAACAATGCCCTCGCTGTGGAGGGATAATCGAAAAATCAAAAAACCTTATCAAGAGGGAAGAGAGGAAAAATGAAAATAATAACTGATATGAGAATTGTTCAGGGAAAAAATTGGTTCAAAATTGAGGTCAAGACCATCGAGGTAGAAAATAAGGTAATTCAGCCTCTTGACTCAGGAGCTCAAATTGTATCGCCTGAGCTCGTGATCACAGGGGAAGAGTCGAAGTGGACTCGCGTTCCTGTGATAAACGAGATTCCAGTAAATCCGAATTGAGGAGGATTATGACTGACTTAAATGCTCCATTTAATCCTGATTGGTCGAGCCCTCCGGGCGATACTATTTTCGATATTTTACAGGAGCGAGGAATTACTCAGGAACAGCTCGCCCAGGCTCTCAGGCTCACCCGAAGAGAGGTCGCTGATCTCTTATCAGGGACGAAGAGAATAACTCTCGGCCTTGCTCATAACCTCAGCTCTTTTCTTGGAGCATCGCCTGAGTCATGGATAAAACGCGATTATTACTATTGTGAAAAAGTGGGAATCCTTGACCAATTCAAGGTGAGAATGAGGCCGAAACAGCTCAGTTTTGACGATCCGAATATTGAGCGTTATTGGGATAAGTGAGGAGCTGAGGATGGAAAAAGAGACCGAATTCAGGGAAGTGGTCAGGTTTTTCGTAGAGGGAAAACCTGTCGCCAAGCAATCTTATAAAAGAATGACAGGAGTCACCAAGACCGGAAGAGAATACAAGGTAAATTATCAGCCTGATCGGGTGACGAATTGGGCTGATACGGTTGGCTGGAAGGCCAAAGAGCTGATAAAAACCCCTATTCTCGGTCATGTGGCTGTGCGTATAGTTTTTTACATGAAAACAAAAGGAAGAGTCGATCTCGATAATCTCTCGAAAAATATCCTCGATGGGCTCAAAGAGATCGCCTTCGGTGACGACTCCGAGGTCGTCGAGCTCCACCTGAAAAAGGTGATCGACAAAAAAAGGCCAGGAGCTTGGATTATCATAAGCGAGGAACTATGATTATTTCTATAAAAAATTGGCTCCATTATTTCTTGAAAAAACTCGTCGAATTTCTCAGGATTCCCCCTGAGCCCTTCTGTAATTATAGAGACCCTGATCGGCGTATTGGTTGGGACGAACCTGAGTCCTCCGAGCTCGGTCAAAGTGAGGAAAAATGAAAAAAATAATCTCTCTGTTTTTGGCTCTGATTTTCTTGGCCTGTTCGGTCTCTCCTGCTATCGCTGAGCCTCAGGCTCTTCCTGAGCCCTCCCCGATCTCAGGGGTGATCTTCGGTGATAATACTCTCATCGTTATTTCAGCAGTTGATTACGAGCCTCCTAATATCGATCAAACCCTCGGCCTCTTTACTGGATTCCCCTCTCTCGGATTTATCGCTCACTCTTACCTTGCCGGAGATCACATCAGGACTATGTATATCGGAGAGATTATTACTCTGATATATTCAAATGGAGCCACCGCTCAATATGAGGTTTATGTCATAGGCTCAACGCCCTCGACTATGACAATGGGACAAATTTATTATCAGCCTCATGAGATAGTTTTCCAGACATGCATGGACGACGATCTCAGGTTTATAGTCAAGGCGAAGCCGGTGAAAAAATGAAAAAGAAGTATTCATGGTACAGCCATATCAAGCTCGATAAGAGGTTACAGGATACCCTTCAATTGATAGCGGAGGGGAAAACAGACGACCAAATATCAATTATCCTTAATAGGAGCCATGAATCAGCGAAGAGAGATAGGAAAAAACTGAGGAGCTTATTTCAGGCTCAGAGTACTGCTGAGCTGATTACGAAATCAGTCGCGCTCGGATTTATTGATACTGATAAAATCCTCCTCCCTCAGCCTGGCAGAACCTCAGGAGCTTGACCCAAAAAGGATGATTGTCAGGTTATAAAGGTGGTGTATTATATAGGTGTCGACGGACACCTATATTTTTTCAGGAGGTTAATATGCTTGGTGAAGTTTTGCTCGTTTTTTTGGTCATGATTTTAGTCGCGTTTCTCATTGAAACCCTCGTCGAGGCCGTCCTCGGGACTCCCTTCGAGAAAATCCCGAAGCTCAAGCCATTCAAATGGACTCTCATGTATATCGCTATTGCAGTCGGTATTTATGCCGCGATCTGGTATCAATTCGATCTCGTCTTTATGCTGGCTACATTCTTGGGAGCAACTTCGATTAAGATTTCTATTTTTGGGATGGTCGTCACCGGCTGTGGAATCGGAAAAGGCTCGAATTACTTACATGACATCTTCAAAAAGTATTTCGTGAAACCAACGATTGAAAATACAACCGCCTCAGGGTGATCTATAAGCTGACCAAGAAAAGGAAGGCCGCTGGCAACGGCGGCCTTTTTTTGGAATAGGAGCTATCAATGCCATCAGATATTATTTGGAAAAATGTTAGGGTGAAATTGGGGGACTTGAAACCATGGTCGGAAAATCCACGATTCAGCACTAAGGAAGAGGCTCAGAGGATTCTTGACTCATTCGACGAATTCAATCAAGTAATGCTCTTTGCTGTTTCCCCTGAGCTTGATGTATATGACGGACACCAGAGGCTCAGCGCACTCTTAACCGTTCATGGTCCCGATTTCAAGATCGAAGCTCGACAATCCTCGAGGCTCCTGACTGAGCAAGAACGAAGAAAACTCACTATTTATCTGAACGGATCCGCTCAAGGCTCTTGGGATTTCAAAAAATTGAGCGAGTGGAATAAGCTCGACCTCGGAGAGTGGGGATTCGACACTCAATTTCTGAGCGATTTTGGTAAAGATTTTGAGGGGTTTTCCTCCCTGATTGGTACAGTGGGAGGCTCAGGACATAATGAGAATTACTCAAGAAAAATAGAGGCTCCTATTTATCAGCCTTCCGAGATTAAGCCGAAACTCTCTGAGCTTTACGATCTCTCAGTCACAAATAAGCTGATAAAAGAGATAAATAAATCCTCACTCCCTGAGGAGGAAAAAGAATTCTTGAGGGTTGCCGCATACAGACATACCACAATCAATTTTGGGAAGGTTGCCGATTATTATTCCCTCTCAGGAAAAGAGGCTCAGCTCCTCATGGAGCAATCCGCTCTTGTGATTATAGATTTTGACAAGGCTATCGCTCTCGGATTTGTTGAGCTCACCAGAGAGATAGCCGATATCGTGAGGGAGGAGTATGGAGACGAATAAGGATAGTTTTGCTGTTTTCATCCTCACCCACAACAGGCCACACAAACAAGTCACCTATAACTCGCTCAGAAATCAGGGGTACACAGGCGAGATTTTCTTCCTCATTGATAACGAAGATCCGGCTCAGGAAGAGTACAAAAAGCTCTATGGTGAAAAGGTGATCGTTTTCGATAAGGAAAAGATCGCTCAGAAATTCGACGAGGCCGATAATTTCAATGACCGCAGAACGATCTTTTATGCCAGAAATGCGGTCTTTGGGATAGCGAAAAAGCTCGGCCTTGAATACTTCCTCCAGCTCGACGACGATTACACAGGATTTTGGTTCAAGTTTTCGACCTCCCTCACATACGTTGACAGACCAGTGAAAAATCTCGATAAGGTTTTCAGCGTCATTCTCAATTTTTATAAAAAGATTCCAGCCCTCACCCTGGCACTTGGTCAGGGAGGCGATCTTGTAGGGGGAAGAAATTCGACGACCGCGAACCGAGTTTGGCTCAAGCGAAAGGCGATGAATACCTTTTTTTGCTCGACGCTCAGACCCTTCCATTTTCTCGGTCGCGTCAATGAGGACGTGAATACTTATGTTTCAATGGGTAATCGAGGAGGACTCTTTTTTAACCTCTTCAATACGACAATAATTCAGCTCCCCACTCAGCACAATAAGGGAGGCATGACCGACGTATATCTCCATCAGGGAACCTATGTGAAATCGTTCTATACGATCATGTATTGTCCCTCAGCCGTGAAAATCTATACCATGCAGGGAGTCACGCATCGACGCATCCATCATAAGATTGATTGGAAAAAAGCTGTTCCCTGTATCATCGATGAAAAGTATCGGAAAAAGGACGGAGAGCTCACGATCAGACGCAGAGACATTCTGGCTGATAATCCCTCAAGATCACAAGCCGAATTCGTTGAGATTCTCTCTTCCCTGAATGTAGGGGATTCGAGAATTATCGATAACGAAATCATGAGAATGGCTCAGCCTGATTACAAGAGTCCTCTTGAGGATAAATGGTACAAATCTCTTGAGTCCGGCTCCCCTGATTACTCGATTTACGATCATGACTTTTATCTCTCTGAGGCTTGGTCGTGCTGGCTGAATTATTCAAGAAAATACCTCCAATCAATCAAGCTCGATAAGTCGATGTATGTGAAGAGCGTCGTTTCTGATATCGGGAAAATCGACAAGATCGTCGATCTCGGCTGTGGCTTAGGCTATACCTCAGCAGCCCTCTCTCAGATATTCGAGGGCTCCTCAGTCATTGGTACAAATATCGAAGGCTCAAAACAATCGAGATTCGTCCAGGCACTCGCTGAGGTGTACGATTTTCAGCTCCATTATGACCTCTCGAAAATTGATCACGCTGATCTTATCTTTGCCTCTGAGTACTTTGAACACTTCCTTGACCCTATCGCCCACCTGAGGGAGGTTATAGAAAAGCTGAGCCCGAAATTTATATTGATCGCTAATTCCTTTGGGGTCAGAGCACCCGGGCATTTTATAAATTACATCGACAATGGAAAAGAAATCTCAGGCGATAAAATCTCTCGACTCTTCAATCAAGAATTGGAGAGGCTCGGTTACGATAAAATGAAGGTACGAATCTGGAACAATCGACCGGCCTATTATAAGAGCCGTGAATACTAAGGATGAATAAATGTCACAGTCCCGCAGTAAATCAGAAATTGAGAGAGACCGCAGGAAAATAGCCAAGCTATATCTTGAGGGGAAAATTCAAGGAGGGATCGCCGAGGAGCTCAGTATCTCTCAGGCGACTGTCAGCCGCGATCTCACCTTCCTACAAAAAGAATGGGCTGAGGCAAGAATCAATGACATCGATGAACGTAAGAGGATTGAGCTCGCTAAGATCGATAATCTTGAGCTTGAGTATTGGGACGGTTGGAATCGATCAAAACAAGCTAGTAAAGTCGAGACTCAGAAAATGCTCGGCTCAGCCAAAAAGCCAAAACAAGGCGAGACTAATCCTGAGCCGACTCCTGAGAAATTCGAGAAAATCAATAAGACAGAATCTCAAATCGGCGATCCCCGATTCCTTACAGGGATTCAAGATTGTATTCGTCAACGCCGAGAGCTCCTCGGACTTGACGCATCGAAAAAGGTGGAGGTGAAAATCGATGACCTTACCGACGAAGAGCGAATTAACAAAGTACTTGAATTACTTAACTCCGCAAGAGAGAGAGCTGATGGACAGACTAATAAGCGGAATCAAGGGAAAAAGACAAGATAGTCAGTTCGTAAGAACCTATCGAAACGACCCTGTGGCATTCATTCATGATTGCTTTACTTGGGGGGATGGGGAAGGTCCAACTGTCTATCAATGCAAAATCATCGGAGATATCCCTCGATATAAAAGGGTGTGCGCGAGAGGGCCGCATGGTCTCGGCAAATCAGCTATGGACGCATGGGCTTTATGGTGGTTTGGCCTGACCCGCGACGGCTCAGATTGGAAAGTCCCGACCACAGCCTCAGTCATGAGACAGCTCGAAAAATACCTCTGGCCTGAAATCAGGAAGTGGGCTCGGCGCTTGAGGTGGGACGTTATCGGGAGGCCTCAGGTCGAATATCATCGGGAGCTTTTGGATAAGAGCCTCAAGCTCGATACTGGCGAGGCCTTCGCGGTTGCCTCCGATGTTCCTGAGTATATTGAGGGAGCTCACGCAGACGAGCTCTTCTATATTTTCGACGAATCCAAAATGATTGAGCCTGAGACTTGGAACGCGGCTGAGGGAGCCTTCGCAAACGGAGAGGCCTTCTGGCTTGCAACCTCCACACCTGGGGAGCCTGAGGGAACCTTTTTCGATATCCAGACCAAAAAGCCAGGTTTTGAGGATTGGCGCGTCCACCACGTGACCCTTGAGGAGTGCATCAAGGCCGGTAGAATTTCAAGACAATGGGCTGAGGATAGGAAGAGACAATGGGGAGCCGACTCAGCCGCTTATATAAATCGCGTCCTGGGCGACTTCGCCACTCCTGAGGCTGATGGAGTGATCTCTCTCAGACTTATCGAGAGAGCAAATGAGTTATGGGCTGAATGGGAAGAGAGCGGCAGAAAAGGGAGCTTCGTTGGTCTCGGTGTCGATGTGGCTCGATATGGTAAGGATAAGACCACACTCGCGCACAGATTCGATACCTCAGGACTCAAGGTTATTTCAAAGATCGATTACTACGTCAAGAAA